ATTCTACATTGCAAGGTCTGCTTGTAACAACTTTGCCTTTTCCTCTACCAGAAAACTCTGGCAGTGTATAACAACTATAATAATTATTATAGTCATACGAAGCTAACCACATATCCGATGAAAGGTAGATATCCTTATTTTCTGCACTATCCTTATTCATATAAAGGCTATAATGCGGAGAATTTAATGCGAAATATGGAAATTGTACGTCCATACCAGTGTTATCAAAAACGCCTGAAATTATCCTATGCCCAAAAAGTTCGATCTCACTTGGCAAACGCATACTGAATGTTACAGGATTATTCCCATAGTTTTCTTTACTCCTACCACCTTGTTTAGTAGAGGCAAAACTTTGTATGCTAGTGTCAATTTCGTATGGCAGTGGTTCAGACAATGTTGCAACATGATACTTAAAAATGTTCTTAAAGTGTTCTTCATATACGGGCATTACCTTTGTTTGTAAAAATGTTTTTGAATATGCCGGCATATCATTAAGGCTAGTAGCAGGATCAATAATGTTTTCACCTATTGGAGACCCTGTGGCTAGGAATGTATATGTACGCTTAGCTTCGTCTGAAGGTTTAACAAAGTCAACACCAACACAAATGAATGTCGTTTTATAGCTTACGGTTTTTGTTGTTTCCACTCCATTTTTATAACATGGAACATCTTCTATTGTACCCTCTATATAAAATCTGTCTATTTTTTGATTATTTACCATTCTTGTCTTAACCCAATCAACAACATCACCTTTGTCGTATTTTGTCCATATGGAGTAATCGCCATCTTCGGTATTATTAAGACAAACTTGGTTTATTTTTCTCAATATATCACGTTGCATCGTACTTACTTTTTGCGTATTTGTGCTAACTTGAGTGTTTAAATCAGAAGATTGCTTTTCTAAAGATTCGATACGATTTGTTAAATTTGTAGCCTCGTCTGTGATGCATTCGACCATATTTGCCAATGGAGTTAATTCATTGGTGGGTTTTGTAAATTTATTTACACTCATATTTCATCACCTTTATATTTTACTCCTTTATCTCAAATGCAAATCTGCTTAACAGATATTTCTTATTATTGAGTAGTATAGTTTGTGTAGGTACGGCGTAGTCACTATTATTATAACTATCTGATATACCCTGTATATGAGAAAGTATGTGATATACATTTGTAAAACCTTTGTTTAAATCAGTAGAAACTACAGGAGCAAGTGAAGTCACCGATTTCTGCTGACAAAAATATCTATAAGGAGTAGATTTAATAGTAGCCCCATCAGTGAATACTGTATATAAGCGAGTATTATTATCAGCACAACTTGTGGCCATTCCTATTTCAGTTTCTCCTGTTTCATAGTTAGTTACTTCACCAATTATTATATTTATACCAGGTCTACTAGCGGTATTACCGTCTATTCCAATAGCTACTAAATCACTTTACTTATAAATAATCCATCTTCTTGGATCTCCAATGTTAGGTGTAGTACCCACACAAGGACAAGTCAATACTTCTGTTCTTAGGTCACACCAACCAAAACTTCTACTTGTATCAGCAAACTGACCTCTTAAAAACAGCTCGTCTGTTACCCAAAGCTGAAAGGTAGCATCTTTGGTGTCAATACTTGCGTTATCGCCCTCGTACACAACTTTCTTAAAATTATAAACTTCAATAAGCTTCCTGACTAATCCTCTAAGTCCGTCTGTTCCCTCGTATATTTTCATACTTGTTCCTCCTCTATTGTTGCTTTTCCTGTGATTGAAGAACTTATTGCGCCATAGGCGATCGTAAATGCCATTCCACTCGGCATAACCGATTTACTGTTTTCTAATTCACTAATTTTCTCGGTATTGCTTTCTACCTGTGTTTTGAGCGAGGTCATTTCTTCAAACAATTTGCCGACCTCGTCACCCGATTCTATTTGATACAATTTAGATAAAGGTGTAAGGTCGCCATTGTTCTTGTCAAATGTATTTACACTCATTGTATCTCATCTCCTTATTTTTTGTCTAATTTTAATTTTTTATAATTTTATAAAACACAAGGCTCGCAAACCACGCATCTACGCACTTTCCGAGCCTGTATTTTTTAATCAAATGGGGTTTTTATTTACTTGTTCTTTTGAGAATTTTCATACTTCGTCCCCGTAATTTTCTCATACTCCTCCGCCGTTATCCACTTTCCAACAGCGGCGCGCACCATAGCAACCGACCACAAACGGCTGTCATAGTATCTCTTGACCTTTGCGTAGTTTTTACTCATCGCCGCTCACCTCATTCAACTCAACACCGTTCAACATAGCCAAAAAATCAACGTTTGCCTTTATCCTGTCTATCTCGGTGACTTTGGGCTTGCGAAAATTGTCTTCCGTCAGCCCCATGCTCTCAACCATAGATTTTTCTAAATCCGTCATGTTGTACCTCCTACTTCACTTAGTTTTACAACGTACTCCTCCTCTGATGGCACAGGTATTCTGTAATCGTCATTACCACCTTTGAACGTTATGCTACCGCCTGCTTCGACTGTTAGATTTCGCAGAAAATCATCTGTTAGCATGGTTGAAATATCCGTGACGATTGGGTTTGCTAGTTCGTAGTATAGGATAACACCCTGCATTGCCTGTTTGAATGCGGTGGCATCGGTATAGGACGTATCGTTGACATAGATATACCCGTTAACGTTTGATGTAGCTGATATGCCTGTTATACTGGTTTTGCCCCACGATTCATTTTGCGTTTTTGTCGAATATTTTGGGCATATGAAATTTGGTGCAATGCTATAACTTTTTGTCAATTTTTGCCCGGCTAAATGATGTGTTTTAAATGACACAGATTCACCAGCAGTCCACGTCAGCGTTCCTAAATCCACACTACCCACACACTGGTAGTATTTTTTATTTTCATAGTCCACATAGTTTCGTGCCGTTCCTGCACTCCAACCGTAGCCAGGCAGTGCCTTGATAGCTTCGGGTATCTGGTAAACGTTGCTGTGATAGGGGGCGAATGAATTAGTTGCGTTCTGTGTTATCTGCATTTTGAATGCGTATCCGCTTTTGAGGTCAGACCAGTTAAATGCTATAGCTGAAATGTCTTTTTTTACAACATAGTTTGTTGTTGATTTTGGCAGACTGTTTCCGTCAGTGATGTAGGCTATATCACTTGAATCACCGTCAGAAAATAGTGCACGAATTCGTCCATTGGTTGCCATATTTCCTTTTGACACAGGGGTAAATGTCATACTATACCCCTGTGGAATTTTTAACGCAACACCAGTTCCAAACATTGCTTGACCGCCCGAAAAGACATCTATGATATTATCTTTTACCGTAATAAATTCAGGATACGCTGTTGAAAAAATTGTCGGGTCACACAGGTTAGCTCCCTGCTCTATAATGCTCTCTGTGCCTGCACTGACAATCTCACCGTCAATGACCTCAGAATGACCACCAACAGACTTCACGCTCATCAGCTTACCGCCTGTCGGCACAGTTTTCTGATACGCTGTTTCGCTGTCGGTTTCAAACTGGTGTGTGATACCCTGACCGATGGAATACAGTGCATTTACACGCCTTTGCAACTCATTGTCGGTCAGCTTTACACGCCCTATTTCAGCTGTGTTTTCTGCGATTTTACCGACAGCTGTAGTATAGTCCTCAGGCAAACTGTCAGCCACCGCCTGTGCTGTCTGTGCAGCTGTTTCAGCGGCTTTGCGGTCTGCGGCGACCTGTGCGGCTATCTTTTCCATTTCCGCTTTATCGTATAAAATCACCGTTTCATCGTCAGTGATATATACGATTGTTCCGTCCTTTATAGTGGATTTATCAACAGCTTCCCACTCAGCTTTAGTACCAGTCCACTTTTCGCTTTCAATTTTGTTACCTAACTCGGTAACAGATTTTTTTGCATTAGCTGCCATACCTCTAGCAATAATATCTGTAGCCATAAATCCACCTCCTTAATATGTTATAGTTCCCCAAATTTTGTTTACACCCTTGACATTTTTAACAGTTACACTATAGTAACCACTAACATCTCCTGCATAAACATTTTCTGTTGTAATCGTATCAACTGTTGAGAAGTCGCTCAGATCAACCATCATAAGCACTTTCTCTGCACCATTCTGAGTCAGTTTTCCTACAACCTGAAAACTACCAGTTCCCGAAGTCTGTACTTTAAAATCAGCACCAATGCCAACTTTCAGCTCAAAAGCTTTTCCGTTTTCATACAGGTTTCCGTTTGTAGCACAATACGCCATAGTTCATCTTCCTTTCGTATAAATAAAATATAACAAGGGCGAAGCTGTGTTACCTCGCCCTTTAAAAACAAAAAACAATTAGTATTACTTAATAGCACTTGCAAGCTTCTTGATAAACTTCTCACCTGCAATGCTAGTCTGTTTATAACCCCACTTTTTCAGCAAAGCATTAACAGCTTTTTCAGTGCCGTCACCAAAAATACCGTTCTCGTCAAGCGTGACATTGTGAAGTTTTCTCGCCTTGGCTATGATGAGCATTTCTTTTAGAGCAAGAACACCACTGGTCTTATCACCCTTTTTATAGCCAGACTTTTCAAGTATCGGAAGTTCATTGTTTTTTTGCTTTTTAAAACCATTAAGACCCTTTTTCTTTATAATTGCGGTAAAATCTTTATAGGCATAATTGCAATCACAGTTTCCATTTACACCTGAAACCGAGCCTTTACTTGTGTACTGCCACATACCATAGCTACCACCGTATGAAGGCTTTGACTTGTCAAATTCAGCAAGCCATACACAATATTTGTTTTTACAATCACTAGGAACTTTACTGTTAAGAAAAGCAGCATAGCTATAAAGCATTACATAATAATTTTTCTTTTCACAATAACCGCAAAAAGCATTAATTATACTACCTATAGTAGAAGCCGACAAATTACACTGTGTACTATCTTCTATATCAAAAGCAATAGGCATTTCAAAAGTTTTACCCTTGATCGCCTCAAGAAACACCTTGGCTTCTAATTCGGCATCTGCTGATGTTAGAGCATATGAATACCAATAAGTACCAACTTTAAGCCCTGCTGATTTTGCCTTTTTGTAATTGGTTTCAAAACATTCGTCTTTCTGACCGATATATTTGCCGTAGCCTGCGTTTATCATAACAAAGTCATATCCTGCCTTTTTTACTTTGTTAAAATCTACATTAGTACCCTGCCAATGAGAAACATCTATACCTTTTATTGTTGTTGCCATATGTATACTTCCTTTCCAATTAATCTTCTTTTACGGGCAGTTTGTTCAATTCGTCTACACAGTTATGCACAAAACTATTGCCACCAATAGACGAATAACTTTCGTATAGTCTTGCGAGATTTTCTTTTTCGTACAGTGAAATACTATTTTCTTTCATTCTTGAATTATAAATCGCTAAAATAGAATTTCTCAGCGTGGCCTGCAAAGCCAAACTTTGTTTTTGTAACTCATTTTCCATGCTTTGATTCTGTTCTACCTGTCTTTCCACTAATACTGTTAATTTATCTATTTTTTTATTTAGATTATCTTTGCCACTTGTTTTTGAAATCCATCCTACAAATCTATTCCTGATTGGTTTAACAATAATTGTTATCAGTGCCAAAATGGTTGTAATACTTCCACAGTAGGTAGCAATTTCCTTAACCGTGCTCATAATTACTCACCGCCATTCTTAACCTCGTCAATAAAATCTGTGAGTGATTTATAATTCATATCCTTAACAGCACTTTCAAGCAAGATAACAAGCTCTACATCGGAAATCTTAATGCCCTTTTCTTCAAGCAGGGCAAGCATGGTTTCTTTAGCTTTTTCAAGCTTTTCTGTGCCGTGAACGTCTTTATAAATCTGTTCTATGTACTTAACCGTTGTAGCCGCCACATCTTTCTTAATGCTGTCATTTGCGATTTTTGTATACTTCGATTTTACAAAACCGACAATAGCCGTCATAACCGCTGTTAAAATTACAGGCAAATACTCTGTAATCATCTGAGTAATAATCTCTTTCATAACTTTTCCTCCAATAATAAAAGAGGGTTGTTAGCCCTCTTTCTATTTAAGTATTATTTTTATATGTGTTTCATCAATACGTTTGATAACCCTATAACCACTATCTGACTTGGTTGCCACGCCATTCACACTAGCCGTACAATATCCGTTGACCTTGCACGTTCCGTCATCTTGAACTACTAACTGTCCTAACAAGCCAACTTTGCTATACTCTTTTCTAGCCCCACGAGGAACATATTCAAGCGTATCGTTATAGTTTTCACTGACTATAGGATTGTATGACTCATCATAAATCAACCGTCCATAAACATCTGTTTTATACTTATCATGCCAATCTAATTCAGCAGAGTTACCAACAATAGACGGATTAGCTGATATGACGCCGAGTATATAATCGTCTTTATTCGCAAGCTTAATTTTATCACCGTCAAGCGTAACGAATAATCCGATCCTATCTTGATTGTCAACATTTCCGTCAAGCCATTCAAAATATTCGGCATAGTCAGCGCCAATAGTTTTGTATGCACCGCCAGCATAAACATTGCCTGAAAAGTCTACTTGCATTGCAGAGTTTTGAGTTAGAGTTCCATCTTCTATATTATGACCATTTCCTATATTAAATAGTATACTTGCATTTTCCGAGCTTTTATAAGTTGATTTTGCATTGATACCTATAACGGTTTGGTTATCTGCCGTGGCATGATTCCATGTACCTGCAACAAGACATCCATCATAATTAAGAACATCATTTTGATCTCCAAACACGGCGTTATATTTTGCCATTTGGTCTTTAGTTTTGTCACCCTTAACAATATTCCATGTGCCAACTACAATACTATAAGCTACACCCTCTAGCATATTATTCATACCATTAACATATGTATCACGAGAATTGAAAACAGTATTTTTTGCACCGCTACACTCAACCGCCACACTATATTCAGATGTATTCCACATACCGCTGACGTGATTACAAAAACCACCAACGCTAGTATTATTAAAACCTGTTAAGGAATTTAAACTGCTATTTTCACGAAGATAGGGTATTTTGCTAGTTTTCATTTCTGAAAAATCAATATAATTATTGCTGTCATAACTATATTCGTAGCAGTGGTTTGCTTGACCTTCAACATGGTTATAATCACCATGAGCAATATTTTCGAGATAAATAGTAATCTGTTTTGTTCCATCAGGG